CATTTCGGCAAGCATCTCCGTCACTCTGCATTTGCCCAGAATACACTTGCAGTAGCCGCAGAGGGTTTCGTCGTTCCGTACATCCTGCAGGCTGTCGATCGCACCGCCTGCCGCCAGCTTGATGTAGCACAGCGTAAGGTACTTCTTGGTGTCTGTGCCGGTGAACGCCGGCTTGTCAGAACTGCCGGCAAGTCCGGCAGCGACCTCGAAGGAGCAGGCACGCACCGAAGATGCGGTATCACAGGAAATGCCGACGGCGATCATGCGAGACAAGCCCGTGTCTGCATAGACAGATACGTCAATGACCTGTGGCTGTGCAAGAATCGCATAATGTCCGCCGATCCACGCATACCCTGTGCCGATGGTCAGCGAGGTATCGCTGCAGGACAGGGAAAAACAGTCGCCCCATGTGTCCAGGATTCCGTCGCAAATGATCGCCGACAAATACCCCGTGAAATTTTCTGCGGTGTACACCCTGTCCTCTGTGCCGTCTGCACAGTTAAAAAAGCCGTATTCCAACGGCGTATTGATCTTTGTTGTATTCATGTTATCCCTCCAGTGTCTGCATAACCGGTGTCAGATTGTAGCCGTCCTTGTCAAAGCTTTCGATCATACCGATCAGCTGTATTTTCTCAGTCACCAGACCGAACCTTGTGTTTTCTACTGTCACATAGTCCCCGACGGCATAATCGATGCCGTACTGATACTGCCGACCGTCCGAGGCGATAGTCGCCGCACTGCTGGTCTTGATCTCCGTCAGCTTTTCTGCGGCACGGGAGACCAGCAGCTGCCTGTACTGTTCCTCCGGAATTTCCGTCTCCGTGCCGTTGCTGTTCTCCGTGTCGGCAATGTCGTTGGCATCCACATACAGTTCGTAACGATCCAGACGCTGCGGCTCGCTGTTTCCGGTGTAATAGGTTGCCTGCTTTCTCTTAGTGCCAGTCCCCTGTCCGAAGGCGTATGCAAAGTTGGTGTACTCCGTGCTGTCAGTCTCATAGGTATAGTTGATCAGATTGTCATAGGCATCGGAAAACACGATGGCAGCTCGCTCTGTCTGCGTGACGCTTCTGTCCACGCCCTCTGACAAGTCGAACTGCAGCCTGAATCTGCCGTCATCGGTGCCGACCTCATACGGTACAAGGGTAATGTTTGCCGTGCCGCCGACCAGCTTGCAGATGGTATAGATCCACTGCATCAGATTTTCATAGCTGACCTGCAGGACGTTCTTGATCTCCCAGCAGTCCCCGGACACTGTTCCCAGATCCAGCGACGGAATCACTCTCTCGGAAGAAGATGCCCACACCTTGATGCAGTTTTTCCGGACGGCGGTCTGCACGATCTCGCCGTATGTCCGCACGGCGGTAAATGTCATGGTGGGATAGATGATGCGGCGTTCCAGCAGTGACATCAGAAAACGCCCTTTTACCGTCAGATAGTCGCCGTTCTCTGCATCCGTTTCCAGTTTGACCTGCTCAATGATGCCGTAGTTTTTCGTGTCGTCCGACCGTCCCACCACTCTGCCTCTCCGGAAGATGCGGACGCTCTCCGGGCTTGCACCGATATACACCTCAAACACGCCGCACTCGTAGTACTCCACATCCCAGATCAGGCTTGTGAAGGTGTCGCAGATGGCGACCTGCGTCAGCGGCTGGTAGTAGCCGCCGCTTTCGTCCGGCTCGGAAAACTGATAGATGTTCAGATACATGACTCACACTCCCAGATATGCCGTTCGCAGGATCACCTTGACCGACACGTTTGCAACTCCGACACCGTCCACATAAAATGTGTTTTCGCCGGTTCTGGCTGTCAGCCATTCCGACAGTTTCAGATTGCCGATCCAGTTCTCCTGCACGCCGTTTCGTGTCATGATGCACGTCTTTCTGCCGATGTGCGTGGTGATCGTTAAGATGTCCCCGTTTTCAATGGGTGCTCTGATCCGCATATACGCACCGGTCTCTGCATTGTAGATGCTCAGATTCCTGGTGTTCTTTCCTGAACCGCCGATGCCGGTAATGACGAACGTCAGCCCGATCTCGTCCCCCTCATTTTGCAGACGCAGATACCGGGAGCGGTGATAGTACCCCAGCGGCACGCCCCTGCTGTCGATGGCGAATGGAAACTTGAATGCTCCGGAGATGTTCCGGTATTCGGCGATCTGCTCCGCCAGGCTGTACCAGTAGATGTCCGGGCATATCACGCTGATCTGTCCGGTGGTGGTGTCGGTGAAGTTGTCCACCTCGTTGGTCTCCACATATCCCTCTGCATACACGCTGATCTTCCGGGTGCGGTAATACACCTTGATGTAATGTGCCGGCTTTACCACCCGATACAGGGCATGGCGGCGTGATTCAATGTCCACGCCCTTCATGCGATAAGAGATCACCACATTCCGCTTTTCCAGAAACGCCCGGTTCAGATAGCTGCCGTTGATCCCGGCATAGGCGGAGGTGTTGATCGTTCCGGCTGGCGGATTCAGCCCTTCGACCTTGGAAGTCATGTATTGATTTGCTGTCTCTGTCATGTCCAGCTGTTCTCCGCTCTCATTTTCCAGTACAAGGGAAAACCGCATCTTCTCACCTCCGCATCACAAGTTGTTTGCGTTCTTCGTCTGCCGGTAGATCTCCAAACGGGACAACGCCTTCGGGGAGTTGTTGGTCTGGTTCACCGTCCGGCTGTTGTCATAATAGTTGTTCACCGTGCCGCCGGACGAGCCGTTGTACATTGCCGGGCTGAGCGTGATGCTGCCTGCAATGTCCGGGATCTTCTGCTGTGCGGCAGAAACGATGGAATCCGACACCTTAGCGACCGCCCGCAGGGCTGCCTTTGTATTGTCCAGCATTCCCACGCCGATGCCTGCCGGAATCCAGTGGCCCACGTCTTTGCTCATACGCCTTGACGGACTGTGGCTGTCCAGTCCCTTCTTCCCGGTAAATCCATCCACAATGCCGTCTACGAATCCGCTGACCTTGTCCTTTAGCCACTGTGTTGCACCGGTGATGCCGTTCCAGATGCCTGTAACGATGTTCTCGCCGATTTCCAACATTTTTTCCGGCAGCTCCTCCAGCGTATTCTTGATGTTGTCGAAAATGCCGGTGGCTGCTTCCTTCGCCTTAGAGGGTGCAGATGTCGCAAACTCCACGATCTTCTGAAATGCACCGGAGAAAAACTCGCCGACCTTTCCGGGAAGTGACTGCACTGTTGTGACGATGTTGTTCCAGATGTTCGATGCTGCCTCTTTTGCCTTTGCAGGGGCGTTCTTGGCGAACTCCACGATCCTGCGGAGCATCTCACCGACAAAATAGCCCACCTTATACGGCAGGTCTTTCAGTCCCTCTACGATGGCGTTCCAGATATTTGATGCCGCCTCTGTGGTTTTTGTCCATACGTCCGATGCCCACTGTGCGATACTGTCGAACATCTGGGAGAAGATTGTTCCCCAGGTTTCCAACAGTGCCGCCTCGAAAGACACGATGCCGTCCAGGATCGCTTTCAGAATGTCTATGCCCAGCTGCAGCCAGTCGGTCTGCTGCACGCCGCTTACGATGGCAGAGACCAGCTGCGGAATGGCTGCCACCAACTGCGGGATCGCCGAGACCAGCCCGGTCACAATGCCGCCCACCAGCTGGATCGCTGCCGTGATAAGCTGCGGTATGCTATTCAGCAATGTGTTCTGCATCCCGGTAAGCAACTGGATGGTCGCCTGCAGGATCGCCGGAAGGTTCTGGATCAGTCCCTGCACCAGTCCCATGACAAGATCAATGCCAGCCTGCACTAGCTGCGGCAGGCAGTCCAGCAAGCCCTGCACCAGGCTGCCGATCATCTCCAGAGCAGCGTCCAGCAATGCCGGCAGATTCTCCAGCAAGCCGTTTACCAGTTCCAGAACCAGCTGTACCGCCGTCTGTACTAACTGCGGCAGGTTTTGCAGCAGTCCGTCACACAGCGACTGGACAAGTTGTACTGCCGCATCGATCAGAGCCGGGAGATTCTGTACCAACCCCTGCACCAATCCGTCTACCAGCTGCAGAGCCGCTGCAATCAGTGTCGGCAATGCAGAGATCAGACCGTTTGCCAGTTTCGACACAATGTTGACCGCCATTGCAATCAACGCAGCAGCGTTCCCAGAGAAAAATGTCACGACCGCCTGCAGCAATGTGTTGACTGCCGCAAGGATTGCCGGTGCAGCCTGCTCAATGGCTGCAATGACTTGCAGCAGTGCTGTCATAACACTGCCGATCAGCATCGGTGCAGATGCGGCAAGATACTGTGCCAGCTGTGTGACAAGATCCAGGAACGACGACACCAGAAGCGGCAGCACGGTGGTGAGCAGCGGCGGCAGCAGCGTACCTACGGACTGCACCAGTGTCATGAGCAGGCTGTTGAAACCGTCCAGCAGGTCCGGCAGGATGTTCGGCAGCTCTGTTGTCATAGTCGCCGCCAGCTGATGCACCAGCTCTTTCACCTTGTTTAGAGCCGCCGACAGACCGCCGGTGTTAAAGGCGTTGACAATGTCGGTGACAGCCTGCACCGCTGTTTTCGCAGCCGGTTCCAGGTCTGAGCCGATCGCAATGGCAGCACCCTCGGCAGCGGACTGCAGCAGTGTAACCTTGCCTTTCAGATTGTCTAGCTGTGTGTCCGCCATCTGCTGTGCTGCTCCAGCACTGTCTGTGATGGACTTTTGCAGACCGTCCCAGGTGTCGCCGGTATTGGCAAGCAGAGAGTTGACTGCCGCAAGGTCAGTCTTGTTGAAAACAGAGCCGATGATGTTGCCCTTTTCGGCAGATGTCATGCCATCCATGCTGGCGTTCAGATCGCTCAGAATGTCATTCAGGGAACGCATATTGCCCTCGGAATCATAGGTTTTCACACCCAGATTTTTCAGGCAGTCTGCCGCATCGTCTGTGGGACTTTGCAGGGACAGAATGACGTTGCGGAGATGTGTGCCGCCCTCAGCACCCTTGATGCCGTTGTTGGCAAGGATACCGAGTGCCGTGTTCAGCTCTGCCGTGCCGCCTTTGATGGACTTCGCCGTTGCACCGATGGTCAGAATGCCCTCGCCCAGCTGTGCCACAGACGTGTTGGTGGTTGACGCTGTCTTTGCCATCTGATCCACCATCTTGTCCGATTCTTCCACGCCCATGCCCAGAGCAGACATGGCATCTGTCACCATATCCGACGCAGATGCCAGATCAATGCTGCCGGCAGCCGCCAGATTCAGCACAGTGGGGAGCGTGTCGCACATCTGCTGGGTGTCATATCCGGCAAGGGCAAGATAGTTCAGTGCATCTCCGCACTGTGTGGCAGAAAACGACGTCTCTGCACCCATCTGCTTTGCCAGTGCGTCCAGCGTATCCATGGTGTTGACGCTCTGACCGTCCACCGTAGACATGGCATCCTTTGCGATGCCCATGGTCGCCTGCACCTGGGACATGGAGCTTTCAAAATCGCTGTAGCTGCTCAGTGCGGCCTTGCTGACAGCAGTGCCGGCAGTTGCTGCTGCTGCGGTATACGCCCCGAATGCCTTTACGCCGGTCTCCACGCCTTTTGCAACGCCGCTGCCTGCCGCCTTCGCCAGTTTGCTAAACTTTCCGGAGCTGGACTCCGCCTTGTCCCCGGACTTTTCGATGCTGTCTCCGGCTTTGGCTGCACTGGATTCCAGCTTTCGCAGATCCTGCTCCGTGGCAATGATCTCACGCTGCAGTCCGTCATACTGTTCCTGTATGACTTTGCCGCTGCCCTTTTTCAGTTCCTCCTCGGCTTGCTGTGCGGCAAGCTTCATGGTTTTCAGCTTTTCCCGTGTGTCAGAGATCGCACCGGCAAGCAACTTTTGCTTTTGTGCAAGCAGTTCCGTGTTTTTGGGATCCAGTTTCAGCAAGCGGTCAACGTCCTTCAGCTGAGACTGGGTGTTTTTGATTTTGCCGTTGACACCCTGCAGTGCCTTTTGCAGACCGGTGGTATCGCCGCCGATCTCCACGGTCAGCCCCTTGATTCTGCTTGCCATCCTCTCACCCCTTAAAATTGATCGAAATCTTCCTGTGTCGCAGTGTACTGATACTTGAAATCATCGTTGCCCTGCTCCGTGAACATATCCTCCACCAGCCCGATCGTCAGATACTGCAGGTCGTTGATGGAGATGCCGACCTGCACGCACCGCAGCAGAAACAGCGGCGTTGTCATCTCCCTGTCAATCGGGCGAGATCTTTTTTTGACTGCACCTGAGTCTCCATGTTTGCCGCCCACAGATCCAGCAGCTCCGGCAGCACCTCATAGATGGAGAACGTGGAAAAGCCGTCCAGCCACTCGTCCGGCGTGTTGGGAACAGACGGGTCGGCGTGCTTTGCCATCACATAGGCGATGTTCTCGAAGATTTCCAGGTGATCCAGCACAATGGAAGATTCCGCAGTGCTGTTTTCTCCGGCATCCTCTTTTTCTCCGGTCTCCTCCGAGGCTTTGATGTCTGCCTGCAGTGCCAGCAGATCCCGGAAAATGTCCCGGCGGAACCGGATGCGGTACATCCGGGGAACTGCCGCACTCGCCCGGAACTGCACCTCTTTTCCGTCAATGATGATCGACTTGGTAATTGCCATTGCTGTCCTCCTTATTCTCCGGCAGCTGTCATCTGCACAGAGCTTGACAGATCCGGCATATACGGCTGCTTGAACCAGTTTGCGTATACAGTGGCATCGGTCTTTTCACAGGACTTCGCCTTGACCAGACCGTTGACCAGAGAAGAGGCAGTCAGCGACAGGGATTCTGTCTTGACTTCCTTGGATTCCTCCACCGTGCTGGATTCCGTGTTGGGACGGGATACGGCACAGCGGTGGAACACATGGCGGATCTTGTTCTTGTCTCCGGTAAACTCGAAGAACAGTGCAAACTCCGAGGTCTCCGCATCGGCGGATTCCACCAGAACGCCCTTTGCGTCCAGCTTTTCGCCCAGGATCTCTGTTGCAAATTCCGTAGTGACCAGAGCAATCTCCAGATCGCCCTCATAGCCGGAGTTGTTGGACAGCACATAGTAGACCATGTCATCCGCATAGAAGTTCTCGTTTTCGCCGTTGGCATCCAGCGACAGGTTTACTGCACCGGGCAGTCTCTTGACGGTGCCGTAGATCGGCATCTCGTCCTCGTCATAGCCTGTGATCTTCGCCCAGTGTACGTTTTTCAAGCCAAACTTGACTTTGTTTTTTTCCATAGTGATAAATTCCTTTCTTTATTTTATCGATTTTTCAAGCAATTCCAGCAGCATTTCTTCGCCGTGGCTTTCTGCTGGTTTGATATGAGGATATGCCCGAGTTCTGCCGCCGTTTCGTAAAGCGTGACCGTTTTCCAAAAGGTGCGTCAAACGGTAATGCTTTTTTGAGTATACAGTGATGACAAGGCGGTGATTGACTTCTTCCGTTTTTTTGATTGCCCAGCTTTTGGCATACTTACCGGTATCTTTCGGCGCATTTTCTGAGATTTCTCTTTTGACTGTGTTCGCAGTCTTTCGGACTGCTTTTTTCATCTCTTCCGTAGAGAGATCAACATATTCTTGTAAGCCTCTCGTGATCTCGTCTACCATCTGGTCAATTTTCACCTTGTTACTCATGCTCTGCACCCTCCAAAAGCACCTCAAAAGTGTATACCTGTTCAAAAAGTTTTTCTGATTCGATGTATTCTTCGTATTTTTCGTATACGATTTCATTTGCATCTAAAACACGTTCCACTTTTTCTTCCGCCGCAAAATTTTTGCGGTTGCTGTATAACTCCAGCTGCACACCGAGGATTTTCTGGTACATCACATTGTCAGCCGCAAAGTGCTGCATATCGTCATACCAGTATACCAGATAGGGAAGTGGCGGTACTTTGCCGGGTTGCCAGTGGTGATAGGTCACAGGCAGACCCATGCTTTTAATCAGTGCATTGATCTCCGCATAAGTCATCTTGTACGCCCACCTCCTGCTGTAGATACAGTTCCAGGCAATCTGCCGATTTTTTATAGGTGCGATAAACCGCATACTGCCGCCCGTTGTACTCTGCTACCGTTTCTCCACGATACTCTATCGGATGTATGTGCATCATGTACTCCGGACTTAATCCGGCTTGCATACCGGCAAAAAACTCTGCACGATTTGCGGACTGCACATCGCACATCACTTCCCGCCGCCGTTCTTCGACGACCTGCTGTACACCAAAATCATCATTTTTGTATACACGGGCTATCAGAGTTACAACATCATTCATTTTCCGCACCTCTCATTTTCTGGGAAAAAATGCGGTTGTTTAGACGATACCGCAGCATGCGTGGCATAGCGTCGCCAGTCTCGCGAGATCGCCACAGCCACGCCGCATACTGTACGACAAGTTGGTTATCCTCGACAGTATCTTCAAGCTGGACACCCTCGCGAGACATATCAGCACTTGCAGCCTGCAAGTACTCGGTCAGCCGGTCGTTGTACGCATTTGCTGTAATGCCCAAGTCAACCTTTAGCATCGCCAGCAAATCTGCTGTAATCATACGTCACTTACTCCTTGCTCTTGTCCTTGTTTGCCTCGTCCTCCGCAAAAGTCATGGTCGCAGTCGGCTTAGTTCCGCCGATACCGATAGCCACAAAGCCCTCCGCAATAACCGGCAGACCGTCATATCTGGCAGTACCACGGAAAACGGTCTGATCTTCGATAAATCTCACATGCTCGGACTGTGCCAGTGCCGTGCCTGCACGCTCTGCCAGCAGATACAGATCCCCATATCCGCCGATAATAACATCGTCCGGGATAAAGGACAGCTTTTCAATTGTTCCGCCGATCACCGGCATGGTGCCGCCCTGTCCGGACACGATTGCACCGCTGGCGTTGATTGTCAGGGCATTTGCTACCAGCTTAGTAAATGTCTTTTCGTTCATTGCCCAGAACATGTCACCGTGGCTGTAGTCTGCCTTTGCATTGCCGGCAGCCAGTACCAACTCCTTGAAGAGGGCGGCATCTGTCTTGCCGGAGATTGCAATAACATTGGTAGTAGACAGGTTCTCCCACGTTCTGGCAGTTTCCGAGTAACCGTCCGGCTTGGTTGCCTGCACCAGACGAGTGACGATACCTAGCGGCATTTTAGTGCCCTTGCCGTACAGAATAGCCTTGTCCAGTGCGTAGCCGATAGACTGACCAATCGCAGTAATGATCTCGGTCGCAAGTGCGATGTCGCTGTCCTCCAGCACGGCGTTGCTGATTGCCACATAACCGCCGACCTTGTAACCGTCTACCTCTACATTGTTAAAGTTGAGGTTCAGTTCGTTCAAGAATCCGCACATTTCTGTCCAGACTGCTTCGGGAATTGCACCCATAACATTCTGCCGTGCCTTACCCGGTACCGGCTTCACGTTTACATGCTGGTACAGCTTGGAGTACTTCATAGTGACTTCCTTGACCAGATCCAAAGCCACTTCCGGAATCAACAGTTCTGCACCGGTGATAGACCGCTTGCTCTTACCCATTTCGCGGACGCGGGACAGCCAAGACTTGACGTTCTCGTCCGCAAAAAATGCGTCACGCTCCTGGATGGTCATGCCAAAAAACTTCTTTCTGGTTTTCATTGCATTTTTCTCCTTTCGGGTTTCGTCGGGTTCGCCGGTAGTGTCTGCCGCCGGTGTATCCTGTTTCTTTTCGACTTCTTCCAGTTCCTGCTCCATGCCGGTGATTTCCGTTTCCAGATCACCGATTTCCTTGTCATTCGCTGCCTTGTCCTGCTCGTACTGAGTGACAGCAGCTTCTACGGTCTGCTTTTCTTCTTCGGTCTTTGCTTCGGTGATAGCGGCTTCCAAATCCTTTTCCCGCTTTTCCAGTTCCTTGGCAGTTGCCCGCAGGCTTTCCAGTGTAGCCTGTTTGTCCTGGATTTTCTTTCGCAGCATCAGTGCTTTCAGCATTACTTTTCTGCTCCTTTCAGTTTTTTCAGAAGCGAGGATTTCCACGCTTCTGACTTTCGCATTTCGATCTGCTCCCAGTCCTTGCGGCGGGCAGATACGCTCGTATCTTCATACGCTGGGTAGGTGCAACACGACACCTCATACAGCTTAACTTTTTTGATCGTCCAGTGAATTTCGCCGTCTGCCGGGAATGTGGTTTCTTCGCTTTCCACCTCAAACCCAAAGCTGCACTGGGACACGTCGCCACGCTTTACTCGCTCGTAAAGGTTCATCGCCTCGCTGTCCCGCGGATTGATGTGGATCCTGCCCCATAGTCCGTGTGCATCTTCCCGCAGTTCCAAGGTGTGGGCAATCGTTCTTCCCAGCACAAGGCGTGTGTCATGATCGATTAAAGCCCTCACATCTCCGGAGATTGTATCCGCAAAAGCCCCTGGCGCGATACTCTCGCTCATGCCCCAGCCCATGTCATAGGTAGAGTTAAACACTGCAAAGTATCCCTCGATCACTGGGTCGCTATCTTCCACGCCGTCGCGAGTGGTAAACTCTGACGGCATAGTGCGATACATGACTTTATTCCGTTCCATCTTCTTTTCCACCTCCCTGTATTAGCTTTTTTTGATATGCTGACATCTCATAGGGGATATAGTTTTCCAGCACCCGCAGTTCATCCAATCCGTCCCGCGGTGACAAGCCCAGTCTGTCACGCACCTCGTTGCCGTCAACAAAACCGCGATCTGACAGACCACCGAAAACATCTGCCAGCGTTTTGATATCCCAGTCATACAATGACAGGACGTTAAAACGGACATACATATCCGGCGAGATTATCACAGCGCGCGTGATTTCCTGCTGCAATCCGATAACAATATTTTTCACTTTATTGTTGATAAATGCGTTCCATTCTTCCTTTTTGTAATCGCCTACACCAAGGACAAAAGCCGGAACCCCAAGGATAGCAGCGACCATGCGGCGATTTAGCTGCACGCTGTCGTTTATCGCAAGATCAGACAAAGACAGCGGCTTGACCTGCTGTACATCAAACTGTTCTGCCGGTATTAACCACGGCTCTCCCGCGTCGCTGGATTCCACATACTCACCAAGCAGTCTTTTTCGCCCGGCGGCGGAGGAAAATTCCTCTGTCAAAGCGTCTACTTTTACGATAACAGAGGGCTTCCATTTGCTGGACAAAAACGCTTTTTCTGTGGCAGATGCCTGCTTGAGGTTGTTGACGATCGGCAAAAGCGATACTTGCAAGCCTTGCCCTCTCCACAAGCACTGCGGGTCTGGATTATACACAAAGTGCATGATCTCGTCCCGATCGTAGGGGATTCCGTCAATCAGCACTTTGTACTCCCGCCCCTGCGGGATAGACACGCGGCTTGCTTCGATCGGTTCCAATTCCTGCAAGTAGCCGTTTCGGGTGTGGATTTTTACGACGCTGTTTCCTCTGCCGTAAAGCAGAAGATTCATCACGATTGCTTCAATCCACGTCTTTCGCGTCATGCTTGGAGAGGGGTCAATGTCAAGTTTTCGGCTCAACTCATTCACGATTCTTTTGTCGCCCTTGTCGGTGTTTGCCATAAGGTGTATCGTAAGCGAGCCGATCAGTTCCGCGATTCTTCGGCAGCCGGCAACGACCTCAGGACATTTGTCCAGCGTTGTATATCCCGGAACGCATAGCGTTTCCGCTGCTTCGTCGGTCACCAAAAAGCCGACCGGCGATTTATTTCGTGTTTGCTTTTTTCTGATTCTGTCAAAAATCATGTTTTAACCCCACCAGTTCTTCGCTTTTTGCTTCTTTTCCATGTTTTGCAAGTACCGGACACAAGCAAAAACGCTTGCATCAAAAAGGTCTATGCGGTTTGTCTTGCCGATTTTCTCGTACTGCACCATGTCGTCTGTCTTTTCAACCGCCGACACGTTTTCCACGCAGTACTCATACGCTTCGCTGTGCAAATAGTACAGTTTTCCGTCTTTCGCTCTCTGCTCGATATGCCTAAACCCCTCGGATTTTAGGTAGTAGTACTGGGGCTGATCGATGACGTTAAACTTTTCGCTTTTCATACCCAGAAAATATTCGCGGGCAAATTTGCGGTCATGTCCAACTTGCTTGATCTTAAAGCCACGCCGCCGCATACTGACAAACCAATTTACGACATCTGCCGCGTTTACTGTGGGACTGTTGCACATAGTCAAAAGCCCGTCGTCTGCCCAGCCAAAAAGCGGTATATCGTCCTCGTCTGCCTTTTTTGCCGCCATTGTCACCGGGAAAAAGGCATGCGTGATGATGATGTCCACGTCCTCTTTTGCATAGTGCCCATATAAAGCACCAGCTGTCAAGTCATACATGCGGGACAAGTCCGCCCCGCCGTACCAGTCGATCTGAAGCTTTAAGAGGTCTTGCAAAGTCCAGTTGTACCGCTGATCTGATGCCCGAAACTCTGCAAGGTCAAAGTAGGCTTTCATTGCGCTGGTATATATGTTCAGCGACCGGCTCAAAAAATCCTTACGTTGCTGCGGGTCGTTTTGGGCTTGTACGGATTCCTGCATGATGTCTGCCGGTCTGATCGTCACACCGTAAGAGGGGTTTGCTTTTTCGTGCTGTACCGGTGATGTATAGTCAACATTTCCCCTCTCGTCTTGGTCAGCTTGGGACACAAAGCAAAAAAGCGTGTCGTCCTTGACCGTGCCGTTTAGGATTTTTTTAGCATACTCTAAGCGGCGATAGCAAAAGCTGTTGATGTTATCGCCCGCCGTGGTGATGCCGATCATCAGCTTATTAGTATAAGCTTTCATGGCTTCCTTAAATCGGTTGTACTGTGCCGATTTTTTGAAAGCGTGAACTTCGTCTGCAATCGCAATGTTACAGTTAAAGGAATCCTGTGCATCTGGATTGCTTGCCAGTGCCTCAATGTGGATAGAGCCGTCCGGTCTGCCGTCGGCATCTGTAAACTGATAGCCGATCGAGTGCTCCGCGTTGTTGTTTAGAACTCTAAAATCATCGATCATGCCGCGATACCGCAGAGTATACAAGATATCATTAAACGATTCGCACGCCTGCTTTTGCGATGCCGCTACAATGTAGATGATAGAGCCAGACCGCCGCTCCAAAATTGCCAGTGCAAAGGACAGTGCCGCGATAAACATCGTTTTCCCAGACTTACGCGGGATAAAGATAAACGCTTCTTTGTATCGGCGTTCTTTTGTGCCCTTGTAGTAAAATCCGATCAGGTTGTACACACAAAAGATTTGCCAAGGTTGCAGCAGCATAGGCTTGTTCATCAGCGGCTCGCCGTCGATACTCTCGCCTTGCTTATGCACCATAAATCTTTCGATGATATTGCATACAAGATCAGGCTCTTTGGTGTGCAGTTCCAGATCATCGCGGTTTAGATCATCCAAAAATCGCTTGCATTCCAGGGCGTTGTTTCCGGCGATGATTTTTCCAGAAACGACATCTTGGGCATATTGGATAGCGATTTGCTTAAATCGTTTAGTCGCCAAGGCTGCTCAACACTTCTGACAGAGTATCTGTCTTTTTCTTTTTGAGAGCCTGATCGTCAATCGCTTTTAGTCCTTTGGGTGTCAAACCAAGATCACGCCAATATGCAAGTGCGGTCTTGTTTAACTCGTCCCATAGCATCAGCGACGGGTTTTTCATGCAGTTTGTTTCGCCGTGAGAATTGGTATGTTCCACAAGAGGGTGCCCGTTGTATGTTTCCAACGTCTGATCTCGTTTTTCCAAAATGTCGGCTAGTGCATCAATCACTCCGTCAAACGATTTTTTGTATGTGTTGATCTCAACACAGGCTTTTTTGATTCTGCTTTTCCAACGTGCTTTTGTCAACCGGCTCACCTCCCAAGGCTTTTCTTTAAAATTTCCACGCGGTTAGAAAGAGTTCCCTACGCCGTTCCCGCTGTGTGAATAAATTATTTCCAAAGCAGGGGGGGGGAGTGTCAGAAAGAACGCCCGCCCTTTTCTGGGTGCCGCTTGTTGTGACACTTTGCACACAAGCTGACGAGGTTGCTGCTAGTCAATGCAAGCTCCGGTGCGTCCTCTAAGTGCTGGATATGGTGGACTGTAACAGCTTCTCGCTGCCTGCCATACCGTTTGCAATCCTGACACTGGTATCCGTCCCGCCGCAAAATCATCTCACGCTTGCGCTTCCATTTTTTTGATTTATAAAATCCATCTAGCTGCATTTCTTTCACCGTCTAGGCATAAAAAAATTCCGGCATGCCTCGGGCATACCGGAATCTGTCTGTTATATTACGTTATCATTATACACCCAAAACAGCTGCTTGTCAAGTGTTTTTTTGTTGCCTGACCTGCTCTAGCATATATATATCATATACAGCCTGCTCTATCATAGGCAGCCTGTTCCGTGTGTCTAGTCATCGTCTGACACAGTGTAAGGCTTGCCGTCCTTTGCTAGTCTTGGAGTAAACGTGACACCGTTCCCGTCGTAGTCACTAACCACGATATACTGCACGCCTGTGCCTGTATCCGTCCAGAAGTCCACGCCTACCTCTCTGACTTTGCGCGGTGCTTTTACTGCAATGTCAGCTATGATGACAACTATCCACAGTAAGTACACGATAAGCCAAATCACGTCTTTTTTACTCATCGTTTCACACTCCCTCCGCTTGCATCTGCATCTATCGGCAGTTTGTCACAGTCTACGCCGTACTCTTTCCGTAGGTACTCCACGGCGTTTGCTGCTGTGACATCCTTGTCCAGTATCGACAGGGTAAGCATACCCTCGATAGCATCTAACGCTCGCTTTAAACGCACGCCCCGCCAGCCAAACACTCGGTCAAGCGTTACGAGCGTTACAGCGATGCCTTGGACTGCACCATCACGCAATGCCTGCTCCTGCATCTCTATGTACGATGATTCCGAGATGCGGACAGCATAGCGGTCTTTTTTAGCATTCATTTTCCCACTCCTCACCGTAACCGTAGAATCTCATAGAGTTTGTCAATCGGTGTTAATACCAACCACAAAACGCCGGTTACAATATCCCAGATCTGCAGCACCACATACAGCAAAATCTCTATCACCAAGCGATTTATAAACATTACCTTGCTCTCAATGTACGTCCTGTGCATATGCCATACATGACACAACTGCAAGATGTAGAAGATTTGATCGGCGGCATGATAACAAAACAGCCGGCGCTTGATTTTGCGTTCCTTGCCACAAAGAGTGCATCGCATTCCGATGTGATTTGAGATTATCATGTCTTGCTCCTTTTCTGGGGATTGTAACTGTGCATCTCCGCCCCACAGTTTGGGCAATAGGAAAAGCTGTCTTTTGGCATAAAAAGCTTCATGCCGCAGAAGCTGCAAATTGCCGCCCCGTGTTTGATTGTCTTTCCGTCAAAGGTTGTTAAATCATGTCGTGTCCAGTAGGCTTGTGGTCTCTTTGGATATGGGCGACGATTCCATGCAATGATTGCTACCGTTTTTGCGGTATAATCCGATGACAGTTCCACAGTTGCACTACGATTTCCGCAGCCTTGGCATTCCGCAAACACGCCATAATCTCCATGCCGGATTTTAACTTTATCACTACCGCAAAACGGACAAGGTTTCAACTTGATTTCACTCATTTTCTTTCGCTCCTTTTCGGGTTTTTTGGATTGCACATCTCTGCCCCGCAGTTGGGGCAGTACCTCGTCATCTCTCGCCCTTGCGGTTCTTTGTGGCAGTTACTACAGTACGGGTAATAGCCGTCACAGCAAATCTCCCATTTTGCCTTGTTGGGAGCAACACCGTCTCTTCGGTTCCAGGCGGCGATTGCTTCTAGTTTTGCTGCATAATTTTCAGACAATGGCACATGACCAAGAGAGCATCCGCAAATCGGGCAACGCACACACACACCTTCCTCTCCGCGGAGCATTTGTAATTCACTGCTTCCGCAAAACGGGCAGGGTTTCAGTTTGCTTTCATTCATTTTTCATTACCTCATTCCAGCATTCTTCGCAATCTCCTTTGCCGACCTCGCATAATATTTCTCCGTCCGTTAACCTATAGCCGAAAATACTTCTCCGGCAGATACTGCTACGGTCAATGTGAGGGAACGCATCTTGCGGGATATTTTCTTCAAAATATTCCTTGTACGTTTTGTACGTTTGGTTTTCGTGGCGGCGATTCCATGCCTTAACCGCCGCTTCTTCGTTTTGGGAAAAAGAGCGTGTGCGCACATAGCACTTTGTGCATGATATGTAATACTGAAGTTCGCCCGTTTCAGCTTTTGCAATGTTCTTTTTCGCTTCTCCTCCGCAAAACGGGCAGATTTTCAGTCCCAGCTTGTTCTCCATTTACGCTTCCTCCGTTTCCATGTTTACTTTTTTGCCGCAGTGCGGGCAGTAGTCGTACAAGTCAGGGCAGTTGAGTATATCGCACACGCTAAACCCACAGTGCGGGCATTTTGCGATCGGGATTTTTACCCGCTTACCAAGTCTATCGATAAGACCGGAAATTTCCCATTTGCCTAACGACTTAGATCGCAGTTGCATCAAATGACACAATTCCCATCTTTCAAGGGCTGCGGTTTCGCCGCTTTTTTCCGGCGTAGACAAAAATTTGCTGGTCTGTTGCCCACATTTTTTGCACCGGACATAGCTAAAAGCAACAATGCCATCGCGTTCTGTGCATAACTCCGCTTCGCCGCCGCAGATTTTGCACGGGTTCAGTTTAATTTCGTCCATTCTCTTTCGCTCTCCTTGTACGGTTTCGGTAAAAACGCCCATGCAATGATTTCTGCATCGTCGTCTGCGTCATATATCTCGCGGTAATTGCTGCAATCGGAGATCGCCCAGCCACCAACGATTCTTGCTGCATGCCATACTACACTTTCACCGGTGCGTTTGTTGTGCACTGTCGCCAATACATCTTCCTGCCCAGCTGGAAATCCTTTGCTTACCGGTATCCATTCAATTTCTATTTTTCGTTGTTCATTTCGCAGGAGTTCGTCAACTTTGGTGTTATACTAAAAAAGTAGACAAGGTAAAAGAAAAGGAGTATAATAAAAGAAAACACGAAAGAAGAAAAACCAAGGAGGAAAAAA